AAGAAGTTAAGACCCGAGATATTGTCAAGAAGCATCTTGACCTACAAGGTAAATAAGAGTATAATAGAGACATGACAGAAATTAAAAGAAACCTCGTAGAGTTACACGAGTTAGAAGACCTAGATTTACATACCATTCAAAAAGATGGTAAGAGGTACTACACCGATGGAACTGAATCATTCTATTATCCAAGTGTTACCACGGTAACAGGATTACTTAGTAGAGACCATATCAAATTATGGAGAGAACGAGTTGGTGCAGAAGAAGCCAATCGAATCTCCACTGGTGCTTCCAAGAGAGGAACATCATTTCACCAAGTAGTAGAAGACTACTTAAGACAAGAAAAAGATGAGATAGTATTTACAGACATCATCGAAGAAAATAGATTCAACGGAGTTAAAGGTGTACTGGATGAAATTGTACCGATTGCCCTAGAGGCACCATTGGTCAGTAATGCATTACAGATGGCTGGACGTGTAGATTGTGTCGGAGTATTCGAAGATGCACTCTCTATTATAGATTTCAAAACCTCATCTAGTTTCAAAGAAGACTATATGGCAAAACCTTGGTTTCTTCAGATGACTGCTTATGCAATCATGGTGGAAGAACTCACTGGAGTACCCATTGAAGAAGTCACTGCAATTGTGAGTTTGGAAAACGGTAACTTTCAACTGTTCTCGGCTAACCCCGAAGACCATGTTGAAGAGTTATACAAGTTAAGAGAACAATATCGAAATTTACATGGAGTATAATAGTGATAAGTAAGAAAGATTTCACAGAACAAGTAGAAAGATTACTGGTAGGTGGTAAGACAGATGTTATGGGAGCAATCATTAAAGTTTGTGAAGATAACAAAATCGAACCCGAATCAGCGAAGAGGTTAATATCCCAACCTCTTAAAGAGAAGTTAGAAGCAGAAGCAACGACTCTTAAAATGATAAACAGGGGTACATCAGCACAAGGAACCATTACAGGTTTCTTTAACAAGTAGGTAATTATGAATAAAGAAGAAGGCATACAAGAGTGTGCAAAAAATGACAGAGTCGCAGTAGAAGCAGACCTAAACAAATGTCTGAATGAATTGACAGATAGAGAAATGATTAAGTTATGTAATACTATGGCAAGTCGAGGTGGCACTAGTACACTTTCTTACATAGATTATAGCTGGAATCCTTTAAGGGAGATGTTGACATGAAAAAAGGTGATATCGTCACAGTAGTGGCAATAAGTGGAGAGTACGTAGGTAAATTTAATGAAGTTATCGACGGTACTATAAGTTTAGATAATCCTAGAATGATTGTATCCAATCCCGAAGGCGGAATGGGTTTTGCACATGGTGTAGCGGTCACTGGATTGGAAGCTCCAACTAACATAGTCTTCAATAATTATGTTTTTGCTACACAGACCAATAGTGGTGTAGAGAGAGCATTCATAGAAGCAACAACTAGCATTCAGTTAGTTAAGTAATGACTTCGAGGGAAGGATACGATGCATACACATTGTACCTTGGTATAAAGTTACATTTTTATTCCAAGGACTATGATTTCGTTAAGTATAACGGAAAGGTAAAATCGGATATCAATTCTTTCCTCAAACGTAAGGACAAATACCATTTCGGTAAATTGTTTAGAACATACAAGCAAGAGTTACAAGATTTCTATATTGCAAATCTATCATACAAAGATTTCTGGGCGGGTGACCTTCTAGATAAGGAATGTGATAAGAGATATAGAGAATGGAAGAAACGTAATCAGAAGCTTAGTTACATGTTCGAGACTGAAGTGAATGATTTACTCAGTCACTATAAAATCAAAACACAGTTGAAGGTAGTTGATGGACAACACCCTAGATTATTGAAAGCTTACATGAGTAAGAAAGTAAGTTTAGAAACTATTTGCATCATGGACGAGATAATCGGTTTCACCAAAGATTGGGAGAAATTAATATCAGAGAAAGTCGTATACCCCGAGGTTCATTTGAAATTGAACAAGTACAAGGCATTCATTTCCATAGATTACAAGAAATACAGAAATGTGCTAATGGAACTATGCTCAATATAGTAGGCAACGGCCCAAGTCAGAAAGATATAGATTGGTCTTCATTTAAAGATGAAGAGTGGTGGGGTTTCAACGCAGTTCGAGACACTCCAACTAAACCCGACCTATTATTCTGTGTTGATATAGAAGTTCAAGCAGGTATCGTCAAGGAAGAATACTATAAGACAAACAAGGTTGCATTCGCAGAGTTCAATACAGTCCCTATAGAAATGTGGGACATGATGAAGATAGAATTTAGTAAATGGAAACACTTCATTGAGATTAGAAACGAAGGGGATACGGAGTTTAGTATACAGGGAGATTTTGATTACGAGGAAGCATACTTCATAGGAATCAACGGTGAGTACATTGATAACATAATCACGTATGACTACCCCGACCTTAAGAATTTGTTTGGTGGCCCAAGTGCTTTGGGATATGCAATAGCACAAGGTCATAAAGATATATGTTTAATGGGTATGGACGCATTAGAACATGGAGACCCTACTAGCATCTTTGCAGATAGCGGACTATTTAAGTATAAGACTAAATATACTAAGGACGATAGAGTGTTTCACACTCAACAACAACAGTTTCTTGCTTTGTTAAAGAAGCATGAAGACATTAATGTCTACTGGAGAAAGCCTATTGACGGTTTAACCAAAATAGACTATAATGTATTAGACTATGAGAATAGTGAAGAATGGATATTAGGAAGGGGTCACCCATCCGAAACATCTTGATATAATTGTAAAATAAAATTGTAATACAATAGGAGAATACAATGAGTAGTAGTTTAGATAAACTAAGAGCAGCGATGGAAACTGCTTCACCAACAGGTGGTGAAAAAAAATCCTTTAATGACGACACGATGTGGAAACCCGAACTCGATAAGAGTGGTAACGGTTACGCAGTAGTTCGTTTCCTTCCTACCCCCGAGGGTGAAGAGATGCCATGGGTATCATACTTCGACCACGGTTTCCAAGGGCCAGGCGGTTGGTATATTGAGAAGTCTTTAACGACTCTTAATAAACAAGACCCAGTGTCCGAGTACAATACTCAGTTATGGAATACAGGTGTTGAAGCAAACAAAGACCAAGCACGTAAGCAGAAGCGAAGACTTCATTATGTGTCTAACATCCTTGTTATATCAGACCCTAAAAATCCCGATAACGAAGGTAGAGTATTTAAGTATAGATACGGAAAGAAAATCTTTGAAGCACTCAAGGAAGCAATCTCACCAGCATTTGAAGATGAGAAAGCAATTAATCCTTTTGACTTGAGAGGTGAAGGTGCCAACTTTAAGATTAAAATCAGAAAAGTTGATGGTTACTGGAACTATGATAAATCAGAGTTCGATGCAACCGCACCATTATATGATGATGAGCAAAAGCTTGTAGCATTGGTTAACAACCTACATAGCTTGAGTGGTATTATTGCACCTAGTGAGTTTAAATCTTACGAAGAGTTAAAAGAGAAACTCGATAGAGTTCTTGGATTAACTGGAGCAGTAACAAATTCTACAGCAGAATCAGTTGCAGAAGACATGGAAGAAGTGCCATGGGCTGATGTCAACAAAGAGCCTGTTGCAGACGAACCTGTAGTTTCATCAGCTGAGTCAACTCCCCAAGTGGAAGAAGACGATGCGATGGACTACTTTAAGAAACTAGCTGCTGACAGTTAGGTTCTTATTATGGGGCAGTCGTGTTTCTTTGAAATGTGTCCTTGAATAAAGACGACTGCACACTGAGACCGTGGAAAAGATTGGGGGTACTCAGTAAGGGAAAGATAGTACGTGAATAGCGGGTCTATCGGAAGAGAGCGGGAATGCTGTAAAGCGTGGGGCGACTCTTCACTTTTTAGGAAAAAATTATGCCAAGTGTTACACCAAAAATAAATCCGAAGAATCGAAACGTAGAAGGGTTCGACCAACTTCTTCGCCGATTTAAGAAGCAGTGTGAAAACGCAGGTATAGTTCAAGAAGTTCGGGACAGACAACATTTTCTGAAACCGAATGCAATCAAGAACCAAAAGAACCAAGACCAAAAGAGAAGGAAGAAGTTAGATGCAAAAAGAGCACTGCAGAATCCTCGTAGATTCAGAGGGCCGTTAGGTTGATATCATGGCAAATCAATGGCACGGTGGAAAGGGTTCAAAACGTCGGAGTTCTAATGACTCAGCATTCGCTGATAATTGGGATGCAATCTTTGGCAAGAAGGTTGAGGTAAAGACTCGAAAGGTCACACCATCACACGGACTTACTCAAGTCCAAACAGATAAAACAAAATATAATAGAAAGACTATGTCTAAGTCAGATATCCTTAAAGGGCCTGACTCATTCTGATTGACTGATACCGTTTTTTAAACAGTATTCTCTTAGGGTGGTTTTACCTTCTCGATTACCGAAGGTACTTAGAAGCTTCTCTCTCTGTTCATCA